ATGAGCAAGAGACTGGACGAAAACCTCGGCAGCGTCGGCTATGACGGCCTGATCGTTGCCAACGAGCCCGTCGCTGACGTGCTCACCGTGACCATCCGCAAGGAGGCCACCGCCGCGGCCACCTATAAGCGCGGCACCGTGCTGGCCCTGTCTGCCGGCACCGCCGGCGACGGCAAGCTGGTGATCCTCGGCTCCACCGCGACCACCAACGAAACCCTGACCGCCAACTGCATCCTCGCCGAGGACGTGGAAGTCGGCACCACCGCGGACGTGACCGCGCTGGCCTACCGCACCGGCCACTTCGCCCGCAACAAGCTGGCCGTCGCAAGCGGCTACACCCTGAAGGCGACCGACGAGGAGGAGCTGCGCAAGGCCGGCATCCTGCTCTCCGACGCCATCGAATACTAAGAGAAGGAGGACAACAAAATGCCTTTTAACTTCTACGACACCCACACGCTGCTCATGGCCGTGCAGCAGCTCACCCCTGCTGCGACCTTCCTGCGTGACCGCTACTTCCCCACCAACGACGCGAGCGACATCTTCGCCACCGACGACGTGCTCGTCGAGTTCCGTGACGGCAGCAAGAAGCTGGCGCCCTTCGTGGCCCCTCGCAAGGGCGGCGTCACCGTCCTGCGCGCCGGCTACAATATGGAACGCTACACCCCGCCCTTCGTGGCTCCACGTCGCGTCCTGACCCTCGACGAGCTGCGCAAGCGCGGCTTCGGCGAGGCTCTCTACTCTCAGCTCACCCCTGAGCAGCGCCAGCAGACCCTCATCCTGCGCGACGCTGACGAGCTGGGCGAGCTCATCACCAACCGCGAAGAAGCGATGGCCGCCGAGACCATGCTGACCAATGGCTGCGTGATGAAGCACATCGCCGACGACGTCGACAAGGCCGACGAGATGGAGATCCGTTTCTACTCCGAGGCCAGCAACCCCGCGACCTACACCCCGACGGACAAGTGGGACGCCACCGGCGGCAAGATTCTGAAGGATCTGGAGGCCATGATCCGTATGCTGACCAAGCGCGGCCTCCGCGCTTCTGATCTGGTCTGCTCCCCGGACGTGGCTGACACCATCATCAATGACGCGGCCGTGCAGAAGCTCCTCGACAACCGCCGCATCGAGATCGGCAACGTGGAGCCTGAGCTGCTGCCTGACGGCGCTGCCATCGTGGCCCGCCTGAACGTCCTCGGCCGCATCATCAGCGTCATCTCCTACGACCTGACCTACACCGACGACGAGGGCAACGACAAGCTCTACATCCCGTCCGGCAAGTGCGTCCTCACCGCTCCCGGCGCTGGCCGCACCGCCTACGGCGCCGTCTCTCAGGTCGAGCAGAGCGACGGCGAGTTCCACACCTACGCCGGCCGCCGCGTGCCGAAGTATGTGAGCAGCGCCGAAGGCAACAGCCGCACGCTGACCATCTCCAGCCGCCCGCTGATGATCCCCAACAACAAGAACCCGTTCATCGTTGCGGACGTCCTGACGGACTGAGCGCAGCAGAAAGGAGCAGAGCATGATCCAGATCATCAAGGGCACCTTCGGCTACTATAACGGCCGCAAGGTGATCCCCATCACTGAAGCAGACGGCCCTCAGAAGTTCGACGACGAGCTGGAGGCCCGTCTGGTGAAGGAAGGCGTCGCCAAGTACATCGGCGAGCTGGGCGAGACTGCCGAGCAGCCCGCACCCGCTCCCGGCGACGACGCCGACGAGCCTGCCAGCACCAACACAGCGGCCGACGAGGCCCTTGAGTACAACGAGGACATGAAGCTCGACGAGCTGAAGGAAGTGGCCGCGCGCTATGGCGTGGACGCCTCTGCTATGCGCAAGAAGGCCGACGTCATCGCTGCCATCGAGGCCGCCAAGGCCGAGCAGCCTGATGACGGTGCCGACGACGAGGAGCCCCCTCAGATCGGCGCCGCCGATCCCGTCTGATGGCCTTCAGCTTCAAGGCGATGGTCGAGGCTGACCGTCGGCGCACGTTTCTCAATCTCGACGAGTTCGGTGAGAAGCACACCGTCGAAGGCAGAGCCATCGCCGCCGTGCTGGACGACAACGCCCTGAAGGAACGCCAAGGGGGGCAAGAGCTGAGCGTCGCGGAGTCCTCTCTGCTGCTTTACGCAGCGGTCGAGGATCTGCCCGCTCGGCGCCCGGCGGGCGAAGGGCTCAACGTCGACGGCCGCGAGTACATCGTCAACGACTGGAGCGAGGACATGGGGATCGCCACCGTGGCCCTCGGCCAGACTGTCACCATGTAGGAGGTGCCCCATGTCCATCGTCAACAGCATCGAAACCGTCCGGGACTGGCTGACCGCCGAGGTCTGCCCTCTGGTCAAGCTGAAGCTCCCCGACGACAACGCAACGGACGCCTCCTACCCATACAAGCTGGTAAACCCGGCCGCGTTCTCGCTTTTCGTACCATCGAAGGACAGGACGCCCCCGAACATCGCCGCGCCGATCCCGTCGGTCTGCGTGCAGATCGTTCAGGGCGACGACGACCTGCTCCAGAGTGCCCGAGACATCAAGATCCGGCTCTGCTTCTCAGCGTGGGATCCCGGCTACCACGGGCCCGACATCTTCAAGCCGAAGGGCGACGGCAGCGGCACCTACATCCAGCAATACAACGAGGCGGCGGCCTCCTACTTCGTGAAGAACGGAGAGGGCTGGCGTGACGCATGGAATTTTGTGGACACAGCTCTCCGGCTGATTGAAAACGCCGAGTACCTCGGCGACCTCCGCGTCATCAAGGAGAAGGGCATCACCTTCGGCCCCGTCACGGAGCAAGACGCCGTCCCTGACTTCTACCCGTACTGGTTTGCATGGGCTGAGTTCTCCATCGAGGAGACACTGACCCGCAACCCGAAAAGCTACCAACACCTGCTTTAAGGGCAGCCGCTCGGCTGCTCTAATTTCATGCAAAGGAGGATAAGCAGATGGCAAACGAATACCTCTACGGCGCCTACGGCCACATCGGCGAGACCGTGGCACAGAGCGCCGTGCAGGCGGGCACCACGCCGGTCTATATCGGCACGGCACCCGTCAACCTCGTGCGCGGCTTCGGCGAGGCCGGCATCATCAACGCGCCGATCAAGATCACCAGTCTGGTCGACGCTCAGAAGAAGATCGGCTACTCGTCCGACTGGGGCACCTTTACCCTGTGCGAGGCCGTGTACGCGCATTTCAACAACACCCTCGGGAACATCGGCCCGATCTACGTCATCAATGTGCTCGACCCCTCCGCGGGCAAGCACCGCAAGGAGACGGCCACCACCAAGGCCCTCACCTTCATCGGCGGCCGCGCCGAGTTCGCCAGCGACAAGATCATCCTCGACACCCTGACCATCGCAAAGAATGACAGCGGCAACTACGTCGAGGACACCGACTACGCTGTGGACTATAACTTCACCAAGGGCACGGTCATCATCACCAGCCTGAAGGACGACGCGCAGCTCGCCGGCAGCCTGACGGCCAGCTTCAGTGAGGTGGACGACTCTGAGATCGCAGACAGCGACATCATCGGCGGCGTCACCTCCTCCGGCGAGTACAGCGGCCTGAGCGCGATCGCGCTGCTCTATCCCGAGCAGTTCGCGGTCTGCAATCTGATCGCAGCCCCCGGCTGGAGTCACAGCCCTGCCGTCTACAACGCCATGCTGACGGCCTGCAAGAAGATCAACGGCCACTGGGACGCCTTCGTCGTGGCCGACCTGCCTCTCGTGGACAGCACCGCGCAGGCGGTCGACACGATCACCAAGGCGATCGCATGGAAGAAGGCCAACGCCTTCACCGGCGAGCGTTCTAAGGTCTACTGGCCGCAGGCTGTGGACAACCTCGGCAACGTGTTCCACCTGAGCACGCTGGCCGTGGTCGAGCTTATGCGCGCTGACTTCAGCCACAACAGCGTCCCGATGGAGACCTGCGGCAACAAGGCCATCCCCGTCATCAAGCAGTATTTCGGGGCCAACGCCAACAACCGCGGCTTCGACCAGCAGACCGGCAAGGAGCTGACGCAGAACGGCATCAGCACCGCCGTCGCATGGGGAGGCGAGTGGGTACTGTGGGGCGACCATACGGCCGCCTACACATACGGCGCAGACGTGGATCCTCGCGCGATCTTTGACGTCTCCATGCGTATGCTCATGCACATCACCAATAGTTTCCAGCGCGAGTGGAGCCCTGAGATCGACAGCCCTATGACCCGTGCGCTGAAGGATCGCATCATCAACCGCGAGCAGGAGAAGCTCGACGGCTATGTGAGCATGGGCGCCCTGCTGGGCGAGCCCGTGATCCTGTTCCTCGAGAGCGAGAACAGCACCACGGACGTGATGAATGGCGACTTCCGCTGGGACATCGCCGTCACCCCGACCCCGCCCCTCAAGTCTGCGAGCGTCTACGTCGCCTACACCGACGCGGGCTTCTCTGTCTACTACGAAGGAGGTGACGAGTAATGGCAAACCTGTGGCTCGACCTGAAGGGCCCCATCCTCGCCGACACCGTCTACATCGGCGGCACTCTCGTCGCCAAAGACGTGACCATCGCGCTGCCGGCTGTCACTCCCGTGACCGCTGACTTCAAGGCGATGGGAACCTACACCGCCCCCATCCTCGGCCAGATCGAGGCTATGGAGGCATCCATCACCAAGATCGGCATCGACCTCGGCCTGCGGAACATGATGAAGCTCGAGAGCAAGACCATCGAGATCCGCTGGGCTCAGGACGTCAAGCAGGCCGACGGCTCCACCAAGACCGAAGGCTGCAAGGCGTTCCTCCGCTGCGTCTCTAAGGGCATCCCGGGCCTCTCCGTGGATCCCGGCAACACCAGCGAGAACGAGGCCACGTTTGCCGTGAGCCGCTACCAGCTCTACGTCGGCGGCGCTGAATACTGGCTGATCGACCAGCTCAACACGATCCTGCGCGTCGGCGGCGTCGACTACGCCAAGGACATCCGCAGCCTGCTGTAACCTGAAGGGCGCCGCGCCTATGCGGCGCCCTCTGTTTATCGAAAGGAGACGCACCCAATGAAGAACACCATCAAGCTCGACAACCCTGTGCAGATCAACGGCAAGAGCTACAACGAGCTGACCTATGACATCAGCGAGATCACCGCACAGGCGTTTGCTGAAGCTGACGCCAGAAAGCTGAGCGCCAGCGGCTCCAAGAATGGCAACGCAGCCGGCGCGGCCGAGCTGGACTACGGCCTGCACCTCTACCTCGGCTTCGCTGCCATCATCGCGGTCAACCCTGAGATCGACATCTCCGACCTCGAGCGCGTCCGCGGCTACGACGTTATGAAGATTATGAGGATCGGCCGGGATTTTATTTCCGGGAAGTCGGAGGAACCCTACACCCCCGACAGCTCCGACGCGCAATCCGAGACTACGCCCGAGCCTTCCACACATCAACGCGAGACCTCGGAGAGCGAAGGCTGACCGACTTCCTGACCGAATACGGGGAGGCCGTCGAGGAGGCCAAGCGGCTCCAAGCGAGCCGGCCGACTCGTGCGGCCAGCTTTAAGAAACCACACATCAGAAGGAGGTGACGCACATGGCAAACGGAAAAACGATGCAGGCGGTCGTCAATCTGGCCGGCAGCATCGACCCATCACTCGGCAAAGCCATCGAACAGGCTCAGAAGAAAATCAGCGGCCTGAACGTGAAGGCGCTGGCCGTTGGTGCAGCCGTGGGCGGCATCGCTGTGGCGACAGGCAAGGCAGTCGTCGAGGCTGGAAAGTACATGAAGGATCTCGGCGCGTCCTTCGATGACGCTGCTGATGCTATCCGCATCGGAACCGGCGCCACCGGCGACGCGCTGGATGGGCTTCTGGATGACTTCGACGCCGTCTATAAGAGCGTCCCGACCACAATGGAGGACGCCAGCAAGGCGATCGCAGACTACAACACCCGCCTCGGCCTCACCGGCCCGCAACTTCAGGAGATCTCCAAGCAGGCCATCCAAGTGAGCGATATGCTCGGGGACGACCTCGGCAGCGTGATCGAGGAGTCGAGCCAAGCCTTCCAGCAGTGGAACATCGACGCCGACGACATGGGCGGCGCTATGGACTACATCTTTAAGGTTAGCCAGAGCACGGGCATGGGCTTCACGGATCTGATGGCAGATATGCAGAAGTTCGGCCCGCAGCTTCAGGAGATGGGCTACTCCTTCGAGACGGCGAGTGCCCTGATGGGCCAGCTCGACAAGGCCGGCGTAAACACCGACGAAGTGCTCGGCGCTATGAAAAAGAGCGTCGCCACACTCGCCAAGGAGGGCATCAGCGCCAGCGACGGGCTCGCCATGTACTACGAAAAGATCAAAAACGCCGGGACGGCCGCAGAGGCCGCCAGCATCGCGTCGGAGATCTTCGGCACAAGGGCAGGCTCCACGATGGCCGCAGCAATCCGAGACGGCTCTCTGGCCGTCGCAGACCTGACGGCTGAGCTGCAAGAAAACGGCGAGACAATCGCCGGCGCAGCTGATGACACCTACGACTTCGCCGAGCGGCTTCAGGTTATGAAGCAGGGGCTCGAAGTGGCCCTCAAGCCTATGGCGAACACTGTGTTCGACGGGCTCAACAAGTTCATGCCGACCCTGCAAAAACTGATGGAGCAGATCACTCCGGCCATCTCCAAGGCGGTCGAGGCTGCGGCCCCGTTTGTCGACGAGTTCCTGACCGGCGCTGCCGACGCCCTCGAGGACGTTCTGCCCCTGATCTCTCAGCTCGCGGCCGACCTTCTGCCAGTTCTGACGCAGCTAATGAGCACTCTGCTCCCGCCGCTTCTCAACCTCGTGCAGACGCTCCTCCCGCCACTCATGCAGATCGTCTCCGCGATCCTGCCGCCTATTGCCAGCCTGCTTGCCACCGTGCTCCCTATCATCACGCAGATCGTCAGCGCCGTGCTGCCTGTGCTGGTGAGCATCATCTCGAGCCTGCTGCCGGTCATCACCCCGCTGCTGGAAGTGGCTCTGCAAATCGTCAACAGCGTCATCATGCCGCTGCTTGATCCCCTGATGCAGCTCGTTCAGGCACTACTCCCCCCGATCCTGAGCCTGATCGGCGCCATCACCCCACTGCTGACTCCGCTGCTGTCTATTCTGGAACCCATCGCCAGCGTGCTCGGCACGATTGTCGGCTGGGTATCGAAGATCGTCAGCTTCGGCTCTGGCGTCATCTCCAAGATCGCCGGCCTGTTCGGAGGTGGAGGCGGCAGCGCGTCTGTCTCTGGCTATGCGACCGGCGGCTTCACAAGAGGGCCGTCCATCGCCGGCGAGGATCCACGCTACCCGACCGAGGCGGTCATCAGTTTCAACCCTGCATACCGTTCACAAAACCTGTCCTACTGGGCAGAGGCGGGCCGGATGCTCGGGGCATCTGACGGCGAAAGCGACTACGAGCTGCTCAGCGGCGGCTCCGGCACTGCTGTGGTCTACGATCTGAGTGGCCTGTCCTTCTCTCCGCAGATCAAGGTCGAGGGCGACACTGACGAGGACGCACTGATCCGAAAGCTCCGCGACCTCGAGCCGGAGTTCATCGACTTCATTCTCGAGGCACTCAGCAGAAGGGAGGGCGGCGCTTATGTCACAGCAGACAGTCGGCTTTATTGATTATGTGGCGCAGGGCGGCGACACGTTCGACAGCATCGCGCTCGTCGCCTACAACGAGGAGCGCATGGCAAGCACCATCATCACAGCCAACCCCGACCTCAGCGACGTGCTGATCTTCGAGGGCGGCGAGGCTGTGCGGATCCCGATCGTCGAGACCGTGGAGACGCCGGAGACCCTGCCGCCGTGGAGGAGGTGACGCCGTGAAGATCCTATACGAAGGCGTCGACATCTACCCGGACATCAGCGTCCACCGCTGCTATCACGATATGTACGCCGAAAAGCAGAGCGACGAGCTGCTGCTCAAACTCAACGACACCCGTGAGCTGTGGGACTCGTGGAACCCAAAGAAGGGCGACACCATCGCCATCGAGGACGGCGCTGCCAAGACGGGCGAAATGTTCGTCGAGAGCGTCGTCCCCGAGTCCGGCATCATCACCCTGCGGGCCTATTCCATCCCGCAGTCTGCGAAGGATAAGCGGAGCAAATCGTGGGAAAAGGTCAAGTTCCTGCAACTGGCTCAGGAGATCGCCGGCCGCCACAGCCTGACGCTCGAGACCTACGGGATCACCGACCAGACCTACGACTACGTCGAGCAGAACAACCTCGCAGACTTCGCATTTTTTCAAAACCGCTGCACCCTCGAGGGCGCGGCGTTTCTGGTGTATGACGGCAAGCTGGTCGTCTACGACGAGGCGTACATGGAAAGCCAGCAGCCAGTCGACACCATCACCATCACCCCGGCCAATGACTTCGAGTACCGCGACGAGGGCACCAACGCCTACGGCTCGGCCGAAGCCGTCAACGGCGGCCTGACCGGCACCTTCGCAGCCCCGAACGGCGGCGACAAGGTGCTGCGCCGGATCCTGCCATTCCGCATGACCGACCAGAGCGAGGCCGACCGCTTCGCCAAGGGCCTCCTCCGGGACGCCAACAAAAACGCGACCGTCGGCACCCTCTGGACGGGCTCGCTGCTGCGAGACTATGCGGCGGGATCTGTGGTCACGCTGGCGACCGAGGGCGTTAAGTCGTGGGACGGCACAGCCTTCATCAGCCGGATCCGGCACGACTACGTCAAGACGCGGAGCAAGCTATACCTCCGCAAGCCACTGGAGGGATATTGATGAACAGCAACAACCAAATGATTCAGAAGGGCAAGATCTCCAGCGTGGAGGGAAAGGCCGACAGGAACGGCGACAAAACCACGGCCAGAGTGCTCCCGAGCACAGCCGACAGCATGGTCACGCGACCGCTGACGATCCCGTGGTATCTGCGCGGGGAAATGGGAAACCTGACCCCCGGCACAGAAGTCGCCTACGCCATGTTCGAGGACGGCACCGGCATCATCCTCTCCCGCATGGACGGAGAGTGGGACGGCATCGTCCCGGGTGACATCACCGTCAAGAAGGGCGCACTCACGATGCAGGACAAGGGCATCAGCGTCCCGTCGGCAGACGTGACCGCCACGGGCATCAGCCTGACCGGCCACACCCACACCGACAGCATGGGAGGCGGCACTTCTGGCCCACAGTAAGGAGGGATAGACATGGCCGTCATGGCATCATGGAACGGCAAGACGTGGGGCGTCTCCAGCCAGAGGATCGCCGCCCTGAATGGCGTCTCTCACAGCGTCGAGCTCGACACGGAAAACAGCGACGACAAAGCCGGATCCCCGGCGACCAAGACCAAGGCGCTCAAGCTGCAAAGCATGAGCTTCGACTTCGATCTGGCCGCCGCGGTCGGCTGCGACGTGCGCAGCGAGTACGAGTCGTGGACGGCGCTGGTCGGGCAGTATGCCCCCTTCTATCTGGCCGGCCGGCGCTTCGGCCCGGCCAACCTTCAGCTCACAGGCGTGAGCCTATCAGACACCAAGCTGGACAACCTCGGCAGGATCCTGACCGGCAAGATCACGATCAAGCTGACAGAGTACGCCGAGGAGGCCAGCAGCAAAAAGGCCAGTTCTGGAAAATCCAGCAGTAGCGGCAAGAGCGGCAGCAGCTCCAAGTCGGCGGCGGGCATCGCCACCTACAAGGAGCTCGGCATCAGCTCCTCGGCTGTGAACGTCGGAGCCTCCAGCAGCGCCAAAGCATCCAAAAAGCCAACCAATGCGCAGCTCAAGTAAAGCGAGGTGATCCCAATGAAAGCATCTGGCAACGGAGCGCCCGAGATCTGTGTGCAGAACCTCCTAAAGACCATCCGCGGGGAGGTGCCCTATGAGCGCATCAAAGGGATCGACCGCACGCTGATCGACAAGCCGAGCGAAACCGCTGCGACCGATCTGGCCGCCGACGTGGAGTTCCTCGTGGAAACCTACGAGCCCCGCGTGCAGCTCAGTGACTCCGACCTGAAGGCTATGACCGCTCAGGCCGGCGACTTCGAGCTGCGGGCCAGCATCGACAACATCACATGAAGGAGGTGAACAGCGTGAGCGACGCGACAAACACCTACGGCGAGGACATCAAACTCACCACGACAGACGCGAGCACCCTATACAAGACCATCATCACCGAGCTCGAAAAGGGCGCCGGCGAGCCGCTCTACCCGGGCGACGAGCGCCGGATCTTCGGCGAGGCTCTCGTGCCCGTATTCGTTGCCCTCTACAACAGCCTCAACGACGCCGGCCGGCAGACGCTCCTCCGCTATGCGAGGGGCGAGGTACTGGACGCCATCGGCGAGCGACAGGATGTGAAACGACTGGAAGGCACACCGGCCAAGACGACCATGCGCTTCTCTGTCTCCACGCCGCAGGAGAAAAACATCATCATTCCGAAGTGGACGAAGGTGACGCCGGACAGCGAAAACTATTTTGCAACCGACGAGATCGCTGTGCTGCAAGCTGGCGCCTACTCTGTGGAGGTGCCGACCTCGGCCGTGAGCAACGGCACGAAGTTCAACGGCTACGCAGCCGGCACGATCACCACCCTTGTCGACCTGATCCCCTACATCGAGTCCGTCACCAATCTGACCGAAACGGCCGGAGGCGATGACGGCGAGCCCTACACCACCGAGGGCGACAACCGCCTCCGCGAGCGGATCCGTCTGGCGCCCGCCAAGAGATCCACCGCGGGCCCTGAACAGGCTTACATCTACTGGGTAATGACGGCCGACAGCTCCATCGTGGACGCAAAGGCCGTCAGCGAGAAGGAAACTGTCAGCGAGACCCTCACGGTCTACGACGGCAAAGCCTTCAAGGGCGGCGGCACACTTCTGACCGACACCCTCGTCGTGAAGGCCCACGGGCAGAGCACGGCGGCGGTCAAGGACACGGACTACACCGTCGACTACGCCGACGGCCTGCTGGCCATCACGCTCAAGGGCAGTCTCGCGGCTGCCGAAAGCATCGACATCATCATCACCCGCACGCTGGAGGGCTGCGTCAAGATCGTGCCCCTGCTGGAAGGCGGCGGGATCCCCGACGCTGCCATGCTGGCGAAGGTGCTGGACGTGGTCAACGCCAAGGACATCCGGCCACTCACTGACAAAGTGAGCGCCGTGCCCCCGGAGGTCGAGACCTACGACATCGAGATCGTGTACTACACCACGCCGAAGAACGAGGCCGAGGTGATCGCCAACGTCGAAGGCACCGGCGGCGCGATCGACCGCTACAACGAGTGGCAAGTCGCAGCCCTCGGCCGCGACATCAACCCCGACCAGCTCCGCAAGCGGATCCTCTCGCCTTCGTGGGGCGAGAACCTGACCGGCGCCTTCCGCGTGGACGTCGTCAAGCCGACCTACAAGGCCCTCGACGACACGCAAGTCGCCAAGTTCAGCGGCCACCTGACTGTCAGCCACAAGGTCGAGAGTGAGGTGGTGTAAATGCGGCTCAATGAGACCGAGATGGTCAAGCTGCTGCCTGCGTGGATGCAGGAGGACGGCAGCGACAAGGGCCTCGCCACCGGCTGCGACATCATCAGCCGCGACGCCTATGCGCGCCTGAAGCTCCTGAGCAGGTGGGACAAGATCGACCAGCTCAACGATGCAGAGCTCGACGAAATGGCGTGGGAGCTGAACATCCAGTGGTATGACAGCACCGCGCCCATCGCAGTCAAGCGGGCCGTCATCCGCAGCAGCGACCGCGTCTACGCGAAACTCGGCACCCCATACGCCGTGGAGCAGATCGTGGCCGACTACTTCGGCACCGGCGAGGTCAGGGAGTGGTATCAGTACGGCGGGCAGCCGCATCATTTCAAGGTGCTGAGCGACAACCCGAGCCTCGTCAACAGCAACCTCGACCTGTTCCTGAAGCTGCTGCGGACGGTCAAGCGCCGCAGCTCGTGGCTCGACGCGATCCTGATCTGCCTGACCGGCGAAATGTTCCTCTATTCCGGCATGGCCGTCAGGGATCACACCCAAGAGGTGCACGTCATGGGCAGCGACGAGATCCACATCTACCACGCGGCCGTCGTCCACGACAACAACCGCGAGACCGTCAGCATCGGCACCGACGCGGCGGTCATCTCAGACTAAGGAAAGGAGATAGACATGGCTGCATTTATCAACAACGACATCACCACCGCCGGCCTGATCGTTCTGGCGAAGGGCGTGGCCGGCCAGAAGATCAACTACACCAAGATCGTCCTCGGCGATGGCTACCTCGAGGAGGGCCAGACGCCCCGCACCCTCACCGGCGTGGTCAGCCCGAAGGCGACCGTCGACATCACGAAGCTGAAGATCAACGGCGACGGCACCGTGGCCGTCGGCGGCATCTTCACCAACGGCGACGAGACCGATGGCTTCTACTACCGCGAGCTCGGCCTTTATGCCGAAGATCCCGATCCCGAGGTCGGCGAGGTGCTGTACTGCTACGGCAACTGCGGCGATCTGGCCGAGTGGATCCCGCCCTCCGGCGGCGCCACCATCGTCGAGAAAACCATCGACATCGTCACCGCGATCGGCACGGCCACCAACGTGACCGCCTACATCCCCGCCGACGCCTACGCCACCAAAGAGGACTACGAGACCTACAAGGCCATCGCCCTCGGCGCGCAGGCTACGGCCGAGGAGGCTCTGGCACTCGCCCGGCAGGCCATCGCAATCGCGCAGGCTGCCGAGGCATCGGCCAACGACCTGAGCAACGCGGTCGGCCAGAACACCAGCAAGATCGCAACGCTGTGGGACGCCGTTTTCAGCGACATCACAAGCAACCCGTTCCAGATCACATTCGCAGACTTAACAGGCATCACGCTGAAGTCTGGCGTCTGGAACGCTTCACTTCAAAGGCTCGAGTGCTGATGGGAAACTGCTACAACTACATCCCGATCCCACCAGCCGAAGCCTCCTGCATCATCGCGCACCTGTTCGTCGAGCTGGCCCTGCCCTGCTCCTGCTGCAAGCGGGAGGACGGCGTCATCGTCATTCAGGGCAAAACCTACGACGGCAGCAGCGCCCGCGTCACAATCAAAGGCGAGGAGGTGAGATACTACGGCAAGCAACGGACACTCGCGGCCATACGAGCGGGCCAATGTAGGCCGCCCGCCCTTCGGCCGTGACAAACTGCCCGAGATGCAGGTCATCACGGACGCCAAGGAGCTCGAGAAACACACCTACATCAAGACCAGAAACCCGGCCGTTTTCCCGAAGAAGGAGCGGCTCGGTCTGGCGCAGAGGATGATGAACGAGGCCAGCGACCTCGTCGCCGATCTGATGGAGGCCAACGATCTGCTCCTGACGGATCCCGAGGAGCGTGAGCTCAGGTATCGCGCGCAGCGGTCGGCGCTTCGCAACTGCCGAAAGCTGATCCACCACATCGAGCTCGCGCATGAGATCCTCAGCGGCTTCAGCGATGACGCCTTTGCATACTGGGCGAAGATGGCGGCCGGCGTGAAGAACCAGACCGCCAAATGGTACAAAACCGATAAAGAGAGGGCCGCCAAGCTGGACGCGCAGAAGCGTCACCAGTGAGGCGGCCCTCGGGGTATGCCTTGTTTTTTCGTGCCGGCTCGGCCAACAACGCCCGCAACGTCAACACCGATGGCACTCTGAACAGGAACAACGCCTACAACGGCAACAACGGCCTGCGCCCCGCTTCGATGGATCGCCCGACTTATTAACCGCCCGGAGACGGACGGCGAACACTGTGCCCCATCATCCAAGGAAGGCATATCCCTCCCGCAGCCGCGGCCGTCTGACCGGCCCGGTCATGGGTAAACACAAGACCGCCGATGCTCCCGGCGGCGCACGCAAAGCGTGGCCGGAGCTATACACGGCGGGGAGACTTTTCAATGGAGAATATCGTAAACAGCACCATCGCGCTCTACAAAGCATACCGCAAAACCCGCTGCGGAAAGCGCGACAACCCGACCGCCATGCGCTACCGCATGGAGGCCATCGAGCGCACCGTCTCCCTCTCTGAGAGGCTCCAGCGGCGCGACTATTCCTTCGGGCCCTACTACCCCTTCAAGGTGTACGAGCCCAAGGAGCGGCTCGTCCTCGCCATCGACTTCGAGGGCAAAGTCGTCCAGCACTCGCTCTGCGACAACGTCCTCGAGCCGGCGTTCTCCCGGCGTTTCATCCGGGACAACTACGCCGGCCAGATCGGCAAAGGCACCCACGACGGCCTCGACCGTCTGGCTGCGGCCATGCGCCACTATTTCTTCAGCCGAAAGGCAGCAGACGAAGCAGCCCGCAAGGCTGCCGGCCTGCCGCCCCGGCCGATGAACGAGTGGGACTACGCCGACGGCTGGGTACTGAAGGGCGATTTTTCAAAGTTCTTTTACACCCTGCTCCATTCCTACTGTTACGAAACGGCCCGCCGGGCCCTGAAGTGGCTGAAGGATCCCGAGCTGATCGACTTCGCTGAGTGGCTGCTGTGGCTCATAATCGACAGCACGCCAGACCCCGGCATCCCGATCGGCAACCAGTCGAGCCAACTGCTCGCGCTGCTCTATCTGGACGCCTTCGACCACTGGCTGAGGGATGACCGCGGCCTCGTATATGGCAGATACATGGACGACTTCTACATCATCCACAGCGACAAGCTGCTGCTCCGGCAGATACTCAAGGAGATCGAGGCGTACATCAAGCCGCTCGGCCTTCGGCTGAACGGCAAGACGCAGATCCTCCCGCTGAAGAACGGCATCGACTTCCTCGGTTTTCACACCTACCTCACGCAGACCGGCAAGGTCGTGAGAAAAGTGCGAGCCAAGAGCATCGACAACATGAAGCGCAAGATCCGCAAGTTCCGCGGGCTGGTGGACTCCGGCAAGATGACACTCGACAGCGTCGTGCAATCCTACGCGAGCTGGACGGGCCACATCTCACACGGCAACACCTACCACCTGCGGCAGAACATGGACGCCTATTTCTTCAGCTATTTCCCGGAGCTCAAACCATCACCGAAAGGAGACACAACTCATGGCCCAAAAACTGAGCAACCTCGCAAACAAGTCGAAGGTCAAGTTCGGCAGCCTGTACGGCAGCCCGATCGTCTGGATCGTGGCCGATAAGAACCACGCAGGCTACCCCTCCAACAGCGTCACGCTCGTGACCAACCAGATCATCAAGATGCTGTGCTTCGACGCAACAGAACCGAGTAACGGCAACAGCGACCGCCGCGGCTACGGCAACAACCGCTACATCTACTCGAACCTGCGCCAGTGGCTCAACAGCCCCGCGGCTGCCGGCCAGTGGTACACCGCACAGCACTCCGCAGACCAGACGCCGGACTCCTCCCACGTCTGGAACGGCGCCAACCCGTACAGTGGCCTCGCCGGTTTTCTGAACGCCTTCACCGCCAACGAGCGGGCGGCTCTGCTGAACACCACCATCACGGTCGGCAAGAGCTCCACAGACGGCGGCGGGACGGAGACCTGCACGGACAAGATCTTCCCCCTGTCCTGCACTGAGGTCGGCCTGAGCGGCGACCACGTCTGCGGCAGCAAGCTGGCGATCTTCAGCGACAACAGCAGCCGCATCGCCACCGTGACGGCCTCCTGCGTCGCCAATTCCAACTATTCCGGCAACCCGGGCTCTGGTGCCGCGTGGTACTACTGGCTGCGGGACGCCTATGCCGGCTCGGCCTACTACGCCCGCTACGTCGACTCCGATGGCACTCTGAACAGGTACTACGCCTTCTTCGGCTACTACGGCCTGCGCCCCGCTTGTAATCTGTCCTCTGATCTCCTGATCTCCGACTCCGTCGACTCGGATGGATGCTATACAGTGATCTACAATCAGGCGCCCACAGCGCCGTCGTCCATCACTGTCCCGAGCGAAGTGCTCGGCGGCGAGAACCTGAGCATCTCGTGGGCGGCCTCCACCGACCCCGACGGCAACCTCTCCGGCTACGTTCTGGAGCGCAAGGTCGGGAGCGGCACATGGGCGCAGATCTACAAGGGATCCTCGCGCAGCTACACCGACGCCATCACCTACGGATGGACGAGCGTGCAGTACCGCGTCAAGGCATACGACGCCGCCGGCGCGGAGAGTGCGTACACCACCAGCGCCACCCGCACCGTCACCAATAACCGACCGCCCGTCATCAGCGGCACGGACGGCGCCCTCGGCAGCTTCAGCACGGCGGCCCCGTCCTACGAGTACACCGTCACCGACGCCGACGGCCATCAGGTCGACGTCGTGGAGATGCTGGACGGCGTCACGCTGCGCAGCTACACCGTGACCCTCGGCCATACCAACACGCTGACGATCGGCTCCGAGGCGTGGCTGAAGGTCGTGAACGGCAGCCACACCCTGAAGATCGTGGCGACCGACGCCAAGGACGCCAGCGTCACCCGCACGCTGACCTTCACCAAGGCCGTCACGTCCGTCGAGTTCGAGCAGACCCTCGCTATGGAGGCCGACGCCATGCCGACCAAGGCCCTCGTCAACATTCAGGGCAATTTCCCGGCCGGCTGCACGCTTCAGGTCTGGATCTGCAACAACGGCAACGACGCGAGCCCGACGTGGGAGGACATCACGCAGAAGGTCAGAGCCGGCCAGAAGCACTACTTCACAAACAAGACCAAGACGGCCGCAGCGTGGGGCGTCAAGGTTAAGGCCAAGCTGCTCCGCGGCTCTGCTACGGAGACCTGCTACATCCAGTCGATCGGAGGTAACTTTGCATGATTAAGCACAGAGCTGACAGCATCAAAGAGCTGAACGAGAAACAGGCCGCAGAGGCCAAGAAGGACAAAACCATCGCCGAGCAGGCTGACACCATCGAGCTGCTGAAGGGCTGCATCATGGAGCTGGCCGACGTGGTCTACGGCGACGGAGGGGAGGTAACAGCATGAGCAAGATCGTCGAGCTGTACGTCAGGGAGCTGACCCGCGAAGGCTCCACCATGACCATCAACGACGTCCCGAAGAAGCTGCGCAAGCAGGTCGAGGACGCCATCGCTGCCATCGAGGCAGCCGCAAACGCTGGCACCGCGAAGGAAGGGGCGAGCGAATGATCGCCCGGGCCCTCGCGTGGCTATTATTAAAAATTGCAGGAAAGGAGGAGCGTGAAATGCTGGTACGTCTGTATGCAGGCGAGATCATCATGGGCCGCATCACCGAGGACAACGTCCCCGCGAAGCTGAAGGCCCGCGTGCACAAGTATCTCGTCGACATGGGCTACTTCGACGACGTCGAGGAGTAAGCCCAACAACAAGGAGGGCCGCGTCCTGCGGCCCTCCGGCTTTTATGAGGTGACACAATGATCGAAATCAACATCGGCGCGCTCGTCGTCCTTCTCGGGATCCCGACGGCCGCGACCGGCTTCTGCTTCTGGATGCTCGAGCACAGGATCCAGAAGCGTGAGAAGCAAAAGGAGGCCGAGGAGGCCAAACGGCAGAAAGAGGCGGCGGCCCGAGAGCGTGCCCGTGAAGATCTCCAGATCATCACCATTCAGGGCACGTCGGCAGCCATCGCTCTCGGCGAGGCGACGGCCCGGGCCGTGCAGCGCATCCCTGACGCGCATTGTAACGGGGATATGCACGCGGCCCTCGACTACGCTGCCAAAATCAAACACGCGCAGAAGGACTTCCTCACCAGTCAGGGGATCCACGCGATCATCGACTAAGGAGGTGAGCAGCATGGCCGCAAAGAAACGCCGGCGCAAGCGTAAAAAGAAAATCGAGGCGAGCAAAAAGCTCGCATACTGGGCGGCCAGCGTGGCAACGCTCAGCGCAGCCAGCTCTCTGCTGCTCTCTGCCTTCGGGCGCGACCCGGTCGGTGAGCTGACCGGCACCATCTTCACCGCCTGCGTCGGCTATCTAATCACATACGCCGGCAAGAGCCTCGGCGAGAAAATCAGCCGAAACCGTCACGGGCTCGACGCCGACGGCAACCCGCTCCCGGATCCGTCCGGGGACACTCTCAACAATGAGGAGGCACAAGGATGAACACCATCGACATCACCCCCATCGTCAACGCAGCCATCGCCCTGATCGGCGCCGGCGTGAGCGTTTTCCTGATCCCGTGGCTCAAGAGCCAGACCACCGAGGCACAGCGCAAGGAGCTGACTGCGTGGGTAAAGATCGGCGTCGCTGCTGCTGAGCAGCTCTACAAGGGCGCCGGCCGCGGCGAGGAGAAGAAGCAGTACGTCATCGACTTCCTGAAGCAGAAGGGCTTCAAGGTCGACGAGGAAAGCGTCATCAACGCGATCGAGGCAGCAGTCAAGCAGCTCAACACTGAGGGCCTGACCATCGAATAACGGAGAGGGCGGGCTCCGGCCCGCCCTTTTTCTTTTTGCAAAGGAGGCAAACCCATGAAAAACCAGAACACCGACGACATCAAGCTGAAGCCCGGCGAGACCATCACAGACGAGGCTCTCGACGAGCTGACCGGCGGGAAAGGAGACGACAATGAGTAACAGCCCTCTGGTGGTCTACACCAAGCTCAGCCCGAACCACTCGGGCAAGCGCACCAAGAAGATCGACACCATCACGATCCACTGTATGGCTGGCAACTGCTCTGTCGAAACCTGCGGCAACCTGTTCGCCAACTCTGCGCGGCAGGCGTCCAGCAACTACGGCATCGGCACCGACGGCCGGATCGCCCTGTACGTCGACGAGGCAAACCGCTCGTGGTGCACCTCGTCCAACGCCAACGACCAGCGGGCCGTCACCATCGAAGTCGCCAACAACGGCGGCGCGCCTGACTGGCCCGTCTCCGCGAAGGCATACGCCGCGCTGCTGGATCTCGTGACCGACATCTGCAAGCGCAACGGCATCAAGCGCCTCGTCTGGTCGACCAGCAAAAACGACCGCGTGAACCACCTGAACGGCTGCAACATGACCGTGCACAGGGACTACGCGAATAAGAGCTGCCCGGGCGACTACCTCTACAACCGCCACGGCCAGATCGCGGCCGAGGTCAACAAGCGCCTCGGCATCACGGACGCAGGCGGCAGCACCGGCGGCCAGACCTCCGGCAACACCGAGACCGGCCTAAAGGTCGGCGACGTGGTCGACTTCAAGGGCACGCAGCACTACACCAGCGCAGCGGCTAAGGACGCCAAGACCTGCAAGCCCGGCAAGGCCACCATCACGGCCGTCGCGGCCGGCAAGGCGCACCCGTACCACCTGAAGGCAATCAGCGGCGGCGGCTCCACCGTTTACGGCTGGGTAAACGCTGCGGACATCTCGACCGGCAGCACCGGCACGGCAACGAGCTACCGCGTGCGGACGACGGCCGACGTGCTGAACATCCGCAAGGGCCCCGGCACCAACTACGGCGTCGCCGGCCAGATCAAGGGCAAGGGCATCTACACCATCGTCGCCGAAGCTGCAGGCCCCGGCGCGACCAAGTGGGGCAAGCTCAAGAGCGGCGCGGGCTGGATCTCTCTGGACTACGTCACGAAACTCTAAAACCGCATAGAAAAGCAGAAACCCGCCCGGAGATCCCGGGCGGGCTTTTTCTGTTATGTGGGGCTTTACTCCTCGGCGTCAGGATCCGGCGCTTCACCGGCAGCGGCGAGCTCGGCCTCTGTGGGCTGGAACCGCAGCACACGGCCCTCGGAGTCATAGAAACCGCCGAGCAGGATGGTGAAAATATCAACCAACCAGCCGATCCCGCAGGCCCCGGCCGTCAGCAGCCAAATGACGCCTGTGCCGGTTTTCCCGACATAGAACCGATGGACACCGAAGAAGCCGAGGAAGATGCACAGCAGCAGCGCCACCGTCTTGCTTTTCGGCGACGTCGGCCGCTGCGCTGCGGGGATGCTGACCGCGCCCTGCTGCGCGCCGGACTTCCCGCCGGAGCTCGTCGTATATGACAGACCCGTCCCGGGGATCCCGACGGTCGTGTGACTTTTCCCCGTCGTGCTGACCGTGTGCTTCAGACCCTTCGGGCCGAAGCTGATGCTCGCGCTCTTTTTGTTCAGGTTTACCCGGACACCCGGGGCCACCTTAAAGCTGCGTCTAAACCTTGTACCCATGCTTTTCCCTCCTATGTGCGCTTTTTAGCGTTTAGTCATCTTTGGCATAATATTACCACGCCAAAACTGGTAAAGTCAATATTGCATAGTCATCTTTAGCATAAAGGGAGGCGAGGGCTGCGAAAATATACAAACCAGACGGCAGGTGCAACATCTCCGGGGAGAGAGTCAGGGAGGAGCGGCTGCGGGCAAACCTGTCACAGGAACAGCTCGCCTACAAGCTCCAGATCATCGGGCTGGACGTCACGCAGAAGGTCATCAGCAGGATCGAGAACGGAAGCCGAGTCGTCGCTGACTACGAGCTGGACTATCTGGCGACCGCTCTCGGCACCACCATCAACCACCTGCTCGGGAAAGAATGAGAAAACCGCACGGCAGCGACGCCGTGCGGCTTTTTTTGTGGAAAAACGCGGGAAAATGTTGAAAATCTGCCGAATTATGCTTGACAT